CTGGAGGGAATCATTCATGCCGATGTTGCCGAGAAGGCCGGCAAAAAGTCCATCGCCGATATCCCGTATGGTGCGGGGTACAAACAGGCGACTGCCCTGTGGGATACACTGCTGGACGGTCTGGACCAGATGCGGCGGCTGCAGGGCGTGGGCATCATTTTGCTGGCGCATAGTGTTGTCAAGCGGCATCAAGACCCGGCAACAGACAGCTACGACCGATACCAGCCCGCACTGCACGAGACGGCATCGGCGTTGCTGCAGGAATGGTGCGATGAGGTCTTGTTTGCGAGCTATCGAGTGTACCTGAAAAAAGAGGATCAGGGATTCAACAAAGAGCGGACCATTGCGGCGGGATCTGGTGAGCGGTATTTGCGCTGCACTGAGACTCCGGCGGCACTGGCAAAAAACCGGCTGTCACTGCCGGCGGAACTGGAATTCAGTTGGGCGGCGTATGCCCAGCACTTTGCGGTTGTTTCTACAGATGCGAAAGGTTGATTGAGATGGCGAGTCTGAAGGGTGTCGACATGAACGGCGTGGAGGCAGAAACCCCACGCGGGGCACTGCCACCGGGCGATTATCAGGCGGTGATTACGGACAGCGAACTGAAGCCGACAAAGAACGGCGGCGGTCAGTATCTGGAGCTTGTGTTGCAGGTGCAGGAAGGCCCATACAAGGGCCGGAAGGTGTGGGACCGGCTGAACCTGTTCAACAGCAACCAGACGGCTGTTGTGATTGCTAAGCAGCGGCTGAAGGCGATTTACGACGCAACCGGAATCCAGAATCCTGGAGATTCGCAGCAGTTGCACAACCGGCTGCTGACCATGACGGTTGACGTACGTGAATACGAAGGCCGTGAGTCAAACGAGGTGAAGGGATACGCTGCGAAGCGTGCGAGCGGTCAGCCTGTGACGCAGCAGCCCGCTGCGGCATCCGTGGCAAATCCGTTCGGTTGATGGTGTTGTGTGGTGTGCAGTCCCGGCAGTGGAAACGCTGCCGGGATTTTTGGCGGCAGGAGATGCGGGCGATGGAACCACGGTGGTATCAGTCAGAATCAAACGCGGCAGCGTGGCAGTATATCAGCAGTGGGGCAGGCAATCCGTTGATTGTGTTGCCGACAGGTGCGGGAAAGTCATTGGTCATTGGGCTGCTGATCCGGCAGGCGATTGAGTGGCAGCAACAGGTGCTGGTGTTGGCGCACCGAAAAGAACTGCTGCAGCAAAACGCGGAGAAAATCGAGACATTGGCGGGCGTCAGCGTGGGGCTGAATTCAGCAGGACTGAAGCAACGAGACTACAGCAGCCCGGTCATTTGCTGTGGCATTCAGAGCGTTTACAGGGACGCTGCGGAGTTTGGTAAACGCGGTCTGGTGGTTGTCGATGAGGCCCATTTGATTTCCGATGATTCGCGGAGCATGTACGGGCAATTCCTGAAGGAGTTGCGTGAGCACAATCTGCGGCTGTTTTGCGTGGGGCTAACAGCGACACCATACCGGACTAACGAGGGTAGTTTGTGCGGTTCTGATCGGATGTTTTCCGGGGTGTGCTACGAAGCAAAAACCGGAACACTGATCGAAGCCGGATACCTGAGCAGGCTCACGAATAACCCGGCAGACTCACAAGCGGACCTGAAGGGCGTGGCTGTCCGTGGCGGTGAGTTTGTGGCGGCTGAAATGGAGCGGGCATTCACTGGCGACCGAATTATCCATGATGCGTGCTGCGAACTGACGATTGCCTGCGAGCACCGCAAAAGTATTCTGGTGTTTTGCGCTGGGGTCAGTCACGCTGAGCAGGTTTCGCTGGCACTGCGGGATCTGACCGGGCAGGGTGTTGGGCTGGTGACTGGCGAGACTCCGGCAATGGAACGGCAACAGATACTGACAGACTTCCGGGCAGGGCGTTTGCGCTGGTGTGTCAATGTAGACGTCCTGACGACCGGATTTGACGCCCCTGGAATAGACGCCGTTGCAGTCCTGCGGGCAACGATGAGTCCAGGTCTGTTTGCTCAAATCGTGGGGCGTGGGCTTCGACTGGCTGAAGGGAAAACCGATTGCCTGATTCTGGATTTTGGCGGGAACCTGCAGAGGCACGGGGCGTTAGATTCTGACGATTACGGGGTGAGCAAACCACGCGAGAAAGACGGCAGTGCCGCGCCGTCGAAGTGCTGCCCGAAGTGCAAAAACGAATGCTCACTGTCTGCCATGCGTTGTCCTGAGTGCGGGCATATTTTTGTCAAGCAGATGGACAGCAGCCCAAGGCACGGGACAGAGATGGACACGAAATCGGCGATTGTCGGCGAACTGCCCCCGCAGTGGTACGACGTTGAGCGGGTAGATTGGCATCTGCACCAAAAACGCGGGGCACCAGAGAAACCGCCAACATTGTGCGTCAGCTATCAGGTCAGCGATGAGAACATGCCACCCGGCAATCTGGCGTGGCTGGTCGTGCGGGAGTGGGTGTGTTTTGAGCACACCGGATTTGCCGGCACTAAGGCTGCAAAGTGGTGGCGAGACCGCAGCATCTTGCCGACACCAACAACCGTGGCGGAGGCCGTGGCGGCGATGAACAGGGGAGCGTGCCGAAATCCTTCAAGGCTGCTGGTCAAAAAAGACGGTCAGTTTGATAGGATTGAAAAAGCCGAGTTTACAAACGATAAGCCGCAAGACATGAAAACACCAGTCCCGCCAGTCAATGACTGGGGCGACGAAGTGCCGTTCTGATGACCTGCAGCCGAGATGCGAACGGCTGCTGGTCTGAGTCTGTTGCTATCCAGCCCGAGCGGCTGGCCTTGCCCGCACGTCCTGCTGTTTCGCATCCAGTGGGGCGTGCGGCTTTTTTACAGGTGCGAGAATGGACTACAGCAGAGTACCGGCGGAACTGACAGCCCTGCGGCGATGGATGCTGTGGGATGACCGCAGGGGCACGAAAGTCCCGCTGCAATGCACGGGCAGTCCGGCAAAATCAAATGATCCGGAAACGTGGAATGATTTTGCGGCAGTGGACGGAATGCCGAAGATTGCCACAGTCGTTGAAGATCCCTACACGGGCGTGGATTTAGATAACTGCATTGACGAGGCCAGTAACCTGCGGGCGTGGGCATTGCCGATTGTCGCCAGACTGATCGGCTGCAGCTACGCTGAGATTTCCCCGAGCGGCACAGGTATCAAATTTCTGACGCGAGCGAGGAAACCGCAGGGCGCAACGTGCCAGCACAAATTTCAGGGCGAGAAACAACAGGTCGAATGCTACGATCACGGGCGGTTTTGGACGATTACCGGAGAACTGTACGGGGACTGTGAGACCATTGGGGACGGCCAGCAGGCGATTGACTGGCTTTGCAGGGAGTATTTGACACCCAAGCAGCCGGAGGCCGTCAAACGCAATCCTGTGCGTTCTGGCGTGGTATCTGGTGACAGCCTGCAAAAACGGGCAGCGGCTTACGCTGCCGAGGTGCAGGGAGTGCTGGAAGGCGGGCGGCAGGCAGCAGCATTTTCGCTGTCTGGTCATTTGCACGCAATGACGGACCATGACGGCAGGCGGTTGACAGGTGAACAAATTGCGGATTTGGTCAGCGATTGGAACCGGCGGAATCTGCCCCCGCTGGAGTCCGGTGAGCTGGAACGGGCGGTCGCTAATGGCGGCAGTAAGGGCACGCCGAGGGCCGATAAGCTGCCGGTTGAGGTTCCGCAGATTGATCTGGATTTGTCGTTTTTGGAGAAGCCGCGACCGGCAATTGTAAGGCCGAACGCGGGGCCGGAGCACAAATTGCCGGCGGAACTGCTGGAGATTCCCGGACTGATTGGCGACGTGATGAGGCATAATCTGAGCACAGCGCATTACCCGCTGCCGGAACTGGCACTGGCCGGTGCCATTGCCCTGATGTCGGTGCTGACTGGCGGCAAGGTCGTAGACCGAGGCAGGACACGCACAAACCTTTTTGTGCTCGGTCTGGCACCGTCAGGCGGCGGGAAAGACCACAGCCGCAAACTCAATCGGCTGATTCTGAGGGCAGCAGGACATGGGCAAACGGTCGGGCCGGAGCGGATCGGCAGTCATGCCGGGATTATTGCCACGTTGGCCGAGCAGTGGCTGACACTGTTTCAGTTGGACGAAATCAGCCATCTGGTGATGGCCATGCAGGACAGAGGCAGCCCGCATTTGGTGCAGATTTCAGCGGTGTTGATGCAGCTGTTTTCATCAGCTGATGGCGAATGGATTGCGGACGCATACGGCGACCGCAGCAAAATCAAGCGGCTGCAATACCCGCACGCGGTCCTGTACGGAACCAGCGTTCCGGAAGGCTTCTGGGAGTCGTTGACGGAGGAAAATTTGCGGGGCGGATTGATTGGCCGGTGTCTGGTGTTTGAAAGTCCGAGGTACGTTGATTATCAGGAGCCGTCGGAAGACGAGATTCCACAGGACATTATTGAGCGTGCCCGCTGGTGGCTGGACCTGCAGACCGGCACGGGCAATCTGGCGCAGGTGACACCAGGGGCACATCCGCGCAAGATTGATCGAGACGAACAGGCACAGCAGCGACTACACCAACACACACTGGAAATCAGCAAACGCCGAATGACTGAAGACCCCACGCGGTCGGCAATCTGGAGCCGAGCAGCCGAAAAGACTCACAAGCTGGCGTTGCTGTTTGCCTGCAGCCGGTGCAATGGGGAATGCTGGCCGACGATCCGGCTGGAAGACGCAGACCGGGCAATCCGACTGAACAACTGGCTGACCCGCAGAATGCTACTGGCGGCTGACAGGCACGTCAGCGGGTCTGAGTTTGGCCGGCTGGTGAATCAGATGCGGAGCCTGCTGATAGAGCGT